AATATTTTTTATAACTAGGGTTCCCTATTTTAACTCCACCAAGATCACCAGAAATATAACTTCCATTATAATCCCTTTGAGCTTGTCTAATCATATCATTAGATCCATCAGAAAAATATTTTCTACCTTCTAAAGCAGCTACACGCGCAGGTTTCTTTACCTGTTTCTTTTTTTTCTTGCCTTGCATAGAGGCAATAAGTTTTTGTATAGCTTTTTTAGATCTGGCCATTACTTATTTATTTTTCCAGATTTTTTAGCTTTAGAACCAAACTTACCATAAGACTCATCTCTTGATGCTTTCAATTGCTTTGGAGTTCTTTTCTTTTTAATTCTCATTGCAATAGATTCATCTTTTCTATCTTTGTAACCTTGTTTCATTTTTTTCTTTTTAACAGAACCACCTTTTTTATACATAGCTCCGCCTCTCATACCCATGTCATCTTTGTAGTAACCAGATTCCATGTCTTTTCTAGCAGTAGACATTGATCCACCACCCATTGCTCCTGCACGTCCACCTTTATTAAATCTGAATCTTGCAGGTCTTACATTGTTTTGTCTCATAGTTTTTCTCCTTATTTTTTTCCGTTACGGAAAATTTGTGTACCCTTTATACCATAAATTGACGCTACGACAAGGATCCATAAATTTGTGAACCATGTAGGGAGCGACTGGAAATGCTCAAAGAAAACTTTTATTTTGTCCATAGCCTGTACGTCGTCAGAAAAGACTCCATACGCCAAGACCAGAATTGGAAGTGTCAATATTACAAGAACCGCCTCGTCCTTATAATCTGCTTGTCTAGCTTCTAACAATTTTCCCTGGTAAGCTTCCTCACCACGGGCTTGTCTTTCAGCATGCAATAGCTGTGCATCAGACATTGCAATTTTTGCCTTCTGCTTGTTAGCATAAATTTTACTTCCAGCAGAAACGGCTAATTTGATTGCCGATAACCACATGTTAGTACCAAGTAGCTGTTTTCTTTTTGTCTTTTAGCATTCTCTTAGTTCCTCTGACCTCAGTTTTATCTCCTGTTGGTATGTAGTTTCTTGGCATACCATTTGCAGTAGTTATAGATCTTGGATCCAACTCAATATTTTGAGAAGGAATGCCTATTTCAGACTGTGAAAAAGATTTATCTTTTTTGTCCATATTTTCTCCTTATTTTTTACGTAACTTACCTAATGTTATAGCAAATCTAGCTCTTTGTCCAAGTTTTCCTGGTTTCTTAGCTGCTGCTTTTAATTTTGACTTAGGAATTGTCTTACCTTTTTTAACTCCTAAAGATTTTCTTAAAGATCCTGGTTTTTTTATTGCTTTTTGAATAAATTTTTTATCTTTTGCCATTTTTCTTCTTTTTTGTTTTAGGAATTACACCTCTAGCCATTAAGATGTCTTTTTTTGTAACTTTTCCATCTCCAGAAACATCAGGAAACGATTTTTTCTTCTTAGTCATTTTTTTCTTCATCTATTTTCTCCTTCATATTTTTCTATTTCAACACTTGGCATCATTTTATCTACATTTGGAATAGATTTGCTCAAGATTGTTTTTTCAATTGATGTATCAGCTCTTAGTTTTGCTAATTCTTCGTTCTGTTCCAACTTATTTTCAGAGTTTTGTTGGTTCATCATAGCTCTCATACGATCAAGATTGATTCTTTCCTGACCTTCAACCTTTTTACGTTCATTATCAGCTGCTCTAAGATCTAATTCTCTTGCTCTTAACTTAGCAATTGGGTCATTACCAATACCAGATGTAATTTCTCTTTCTTCTTTTAAGAATTCTTCCATCATTTCAGCAATCAACACAGCTTTTCTAGCTTCAATACGCAAAGTTATTTGTCTAAGTTGTTCTGCAACTTGTGGATTGGCCTGAGCCATCGCTGCCATCTGTTGCATTTGCGGAATCTCATCTGCAAACTCTATTTCAATCTGTTCTTGTGCCATCAAACTTATGTGCTCCATAATATTTTTTTCCATAGCAGCCATAATCATTGGATTATTTTGGGCCATGTTAGTTGCCATAAAATTTAAATGCGAAGTCATATGCGCTCTGTGGTCTTGTCCTGGAAATGCATTGAATGGTTTACCGGATAAAGCCATAATGTTTTCTAAAGCAGGGTCCATTGGAGCAGGTGGTTGAGGTTTAACTAAAACCTGATCAATATTTTTTACACCTAATGCTTCATACATATTTCTATACGCTGCATACATGTTGTGCATTTGCGGATTAGAGGTTGCCAGCTGCAACTCTGTTTGTGCGAGGGAAATACGCTGAGTCTGTGAAAAGATGTTGGGATCAGCAACTGGCAAAATATCTACCCGATCATCAAAATCAGTTTGTTTAACAAACCTTTGACCCCCAACTACGTCGTACGGATATTCCGGTGGTAGATATAACTTGAATACTCTTGCTAATAATTTGAATTCATTTTTTAACGAAGAGTAAATTCTTTTGTGAATAGCTGACATCGTTCTACTTCCACGTTCTAATAACGCAACTGTAGTTCCAACTGCAGCTTGTTGATTACCATCACCAACTTGTAGATCAGCAATCGATGCAAATCTTTGACCAGCGTTTACTACAATACCCATAAGGTTTAGTAGTGTAGCTGATGGTTCTTTAAATGGTAACATCATAAATGAATCTTTTAAATTTCCACCTGGTGCATCTACATCTCTAAATTCACCTGGTTGAATAGACTGTGCATCATCTCTAATTCTAATACCACGCATTTTAAATCCAGCAGGTAAGTTAGATAAAGTACCTGCATCCAATAATTGACGGAGTGCTGCAGTTGCAGTTCTGCTTAAACCGCCAATCATGTGGATTAGACCAAAGCCATAAAACCCTAGTCCTGGAAGAAATTTAAAATGAGTAAAGTATGGTATTTTAGTTTTTTCTGGATCACCAATTTCATAGTTACGTCTAATAGCTAAAACATTTCTTGTTGCTTCATCAACTGTTACTATGTATGGAATTTTAATTCCTGAAGGTTCACCTGTTTCGTCAGCGTCTTCAAAACCTTCTATATCTAAATTAACATGACATTCTAAAAGAGTGTAGACATCATCGTCTTGTGTTTTTCTTTGACCTTCTAATTCTCTCTCTTTTTTCTCAACGTCATCTTCAACTTGTCTTGGAGATCCTAAGTCAATATCTAAATAGAAACCTGCAACTTGTTGTTTTCTTAATTCGTTCTTAGAAACTTTTACCCGATGGATGATTGCCTCTGCATCGTCTAATGAGGTAGCCGTGTAGGGTACAATCAAATCATCTGCCGGTACGAACTTTGATACTGCTTTTTTAGATAACTCATCATAATAAGTTTTCTTAAAAGCTGACCCTGCTAATGGAAGATAGAATAGCATTTGATCAAAGTCTGGCTCATAGTCTTTCATTTTTTCCATGAGCTCATAGTTCATAAAATCTTTAACACGTTCTGCTTGTTTTGTTTTTTCTTCGTTAGGTGCACCAATCACTTGAGTTCTAACTGGTCCATCTGCTGGTAATAATTCTTTATAAGCTAACGCTTGAAACTGAGTAACCGCTTCTGCAAGAACTGGGTGAGTTGCACCACTAGCTCCTTGAAAAGGTTCTGTTCTCATATCATATTTAAAACCTAAAAGATCTAAACCTTGAGTGTAAGAACGTTCCCATTCTTTTCTACCCATTTGGTAATCTTGATATTTTTGAGAAAGGTCTGCACCCATCTCATCTAAAACTTCGTCTGGTAAAAATTCTGCTAAGTTTGCATAATGCTCATCACCACCTTCTGGTGATGCAGCGTTTGGATCAAAATCTATTTCAACTGATCCATCTTCTTGTTCATTAACTTCGACAGGACCTGGAGCTTCACTAACTTCTTCTTGAGCTTCAACTACTGTTTCTTGTATATCTTCCTCACTAGGAAGTTCTATTGAGCCTCTTGGACTTTGAGTCAGAGACTTGTCTATTTTGTCTGCCATTTTTTATTTTCTCCAGTTTCACTGTTCTAACAGTATTATAATTAATATTCAACCCCTGAGGCGTGGGTCCGGATTCAGGCGGCAGGAGCCATGTCTTAGGGTATTTACTCATCGTACGTGTATTTTTTCATATCTTCTAAATCTATCTCATCAATGTATTCTTCTACATCTTTAAGCTTGCCCTCTGCATCAGGTCTAGCTGTTGCTTCTTTATAAGTCATGCCTCCGGTTTCAGGGTCAGTTTCTATTTCCATTTCTATGTCTTTTTCTAACATATCACCTTCTTGTTTTCTTTTTTTAAGTGTTATTTTATTACCTTGCTCTGTAACTACAAAATCATCTGCTTGATAAACATCTGCAAATTCATCTGATCTATTACCTGTAAAATATTTCATTCCTTTTTCTTCAGCTTTTAATTTAACTTTAGCAATAAGATCAAGTATAAAATCAGGGATACCATCTGCACCTCTTCTAATTATCTCAACACTCTTTTCTGCAACCGGTGCAGCAAATTTAAGATATTTTCCAATTATAGGAAGTGACATAAGCCCTGCTCCTAGTTTTATAAATTTTCTTTTTGATGGATCATCAGGTCCATCAGCATAACCAACTCTACCGCCGACTGCTAAAAACTGTTCAGGTATTTGTTGACCGGCAAATCTTTGGCCTGTTATTAAATTTTTTAATCCTTCGATACTAACAGCTCTTGCATTTGCTATAGCTTTTTCTTCAGCTGCTCTTTTTCTACCAATAGCTACTTTTTCATTTTCCCATTTTTTTTCTGCTTCCTGTCTAGACATATCTGATTTTATATTTGGTGTATCAAAGTCTGTATCTAAACCAGAAAAATCATCTGTAATTTGTTCTCTCATCTCTGCTTGTTTAACAACTGATCTTGCTTCTCTTCCTTCAGGGGATAACGCCATAAGATCCTTTGTAGAACCAATTATATCAGTTCCAATAAAACCTTGCTCCAAAGCTTCTGCAATTGGTTTGCCTTCTTTAAATGCTTTGTAAGTATCATAAGCAACTAATGGTGTTGCAGCCACACCTAAAGTTTTTAAACCTGCACTTAAATATTTTGCTCGTTTTAAATCACCAGGAATATCTTTAGCCATCTCAAATAAATCTGATAGGCCTGGTATTCTTGCACTTAACTTAGGTGCATCAGGTGTTTTTGTAGAGAATAACTTTTGTTGTTCATATTCTTTTGCAATTTCTAAAGGAGTTCTTAATTTTCTATTTTTTAAAAATATATCATTAGCTAAATTAACTTCGTCCTGCACAAGTTTATCTATATCTTTTGTAAAATTATAACCTGTTTTTTTTATATAATTTTTTATTTTGTCAGGACTATATTCTTTTTTAGTTTCAGGTTTAAAAAAATCGGCTTGTGCCCCTTGTCTTTCTATATTACCAGCAGCTCTATTAATTCTAGCAGGTATAACTCTTAGGTTAGAAAAAGGATTATTTTTTACTTTATCAAAATGATCAACCTCTAAAGGGTTTGTTTGTAAACTATAATTAGCTCCTTTGTTATAAGCTTTTTGCATTAAATTTTTAAAACTAGTTGTTGATTTTGTTGTAGGGTCAACAACCGGTCTATTCAAAGCATCATCTAATTCATCATAAACTTTATATACTTCTTTAAAGTCTTTTATATTTCTCCCGTTTTGAAGAAGATCAATATAATTGTAATTCTTACCTTTGTATTTAAATACTGCATCCGCTTCTGTTATTAGATTACCTGATTTATCTATAACGCCTGGAGCTTTTACCCATTCAACTTTATCCCCGCCCTGGTTTATATGTCTTGTAACAGAATTAAGTATAAATCTTTCTGGAGTATTAGGTCCAGATAAAGAAGTACCTCCAGTGGAAGCTTGACTAACTATATCTATAACATCTCCTAAAGTTTTATTTTTACCACTTAAAGCTGCTTTAGATGCAGGTTTAGATAATCTATCCCTTACAGGAATAAAATCTATATATTCAGGGAGATTGTTTAAAACTTTACTTGTTTCAGCTTGAGATAAATTTGTAGAACTTGCAATTTTACTAGATATATCAAAAACTTCTTCTACAGGAGTATTAGGGTTTTTAATAATAGAATTAAAAGTTTTTTTTATCTTATCCCCTGCTGTATCTAATTTAGGAACATTAAATTTTTTAATATTAGCTTTATCAGTAGGAGCTGCTTTTGTAGGTAGTCCAACTTGAGTTCTTAAAGTTTGCATGTCAACAAACGTTGAACCCTTATTAGCATTTTCAACTAATTCTTTTAGCTTAGTATATTTTTCAGTTTGAGATTTAATTAAAGCTTCTTTTTGACCACCTGCACCAATTAATTTTTTAACTCTCTTAACGGTTGAAATTCCTTTACCTGTTTTTTCAGCTACTTGAGAATTAGAAAAACCTTGATCAAATAAATCTTTAATTTGAGCTTGAAGATCAGGGTCATTTACAATTCCACCAACATCAAAATTTTCTCTATCAGATACTTCAATTTGTTCTGTAACTTTTTCACCTAGCTCACCAAAGTAAGGCATTAACATTTCTGTGTGTTGTTCTTGTGTGATCTCTCCATCTCTTAAAGCTTCGTCCATATACATT